AAGATCTCTATATGAGGATCTATGTTATTAAAACCAAAAGTTTTGGAAGATCCTTTAAAGGAAAATGTACTTCCACAGTTTGCTCAAAAACTAAATATTAATCATTACTCATCAACTCAGTTTTCAATTCCAGACAGCAGCTGGCTTTTCAAGTATGTTGTTTTAACTCAAGAGCAAAGAAGAGCTCTGTTTGAAAGTAACTCTGCCATGGAATGTGGCAAGAGAGTAGGAGATGCTCTTCAAAGTATTTATGCTGAAACAATTTGGAAGTTAAGTCCTTTAACTAAAAAAATTGCACCAAGTAAAAATGAAAAAATTTCATACGATAATGCTCTCCAGGAGCAAGTGGAATTGTTTAAAGAATATGAACCAGTAGATGATAAAGATGCTGATAAAAAAATTCAGTATTTGGAGGAGCTTCCAAATATTATTCGTCATGCAAATGATGGTCTTACAAAGTTAGGTGTAGCAGATTTTTCTGTTACTTGTGAACGACAAATATCAATACCAAATGATAGTGGAGATGAGTTTCTTTCATACTTGTCCTTTCCTCTTCTTCCTATCGTTGGTCGTATTGATTTTGACTTTAGTTCAAATAATGTGATCGGTGCAAATCCGACAGAGGTTTCGCTTTCCTCTGCCTTTCCACATAAAATAATTGAACTAAAAACCAAGTATTCAAAACTTGGCAAAGTAAAGAAAGATGGTTCGAGGTCTTTTAGTCGTGTTTCGCCTCCAGCTACACCTAGCTTTAATCACTTAGTACAATGTGCAGTTTATGCAGCACACTATGCTTTTAAAGTTCCTGTTTATTTATTGTATGCAACAGATGGTGGTTACACTATTTTTGATAGTGTCAATTGCAAGCATCTAACTGTTGAAGGCATGCAAAAAAATCTTCAGATCATGAATAGAACTTTCATGAGAAGAGAAAAAATCCTGGCACAATTTCAAGATCTAACAAGAGAAGAAATAATTGAAAATGCAGTTGCTATGATTGATCCAAATTTTGATCATCCTTATGCCTGGAATGGATTGCCTGAAGAATTATTAAATCAAGCTAAAGAAATGTGGAAGGTCGGATAATGCCTTACGATAATTTTTTCAAAGATTTTTATAGACAGCATAAAGCTTGTCAAAAGAGAAGAGCAGCTCTTATTCAAATTATTAAAACTGCTTCAATAGCTTTAACAATAGGAGTAATAACAATATGGCTAATATAGACAAGCTGGTCCAGGCTAATAACGAATTTAAGAAGTCGTTAAATGGACAAACAATATCAATACATGGCAAGGATTATGCAACAGTTGCATTAAGAGTAGCTATTGCAAGAAGAGTTCTTGGAACATCATTAGATATTGTAACTAAAATAATTCACATTGATGCAGATAAAGTGGTCATGCAAGCAGATATTTATGTTGATGGCAAGCATGTATCAACTGGTCATTCAGAAGAGAATAGAAAAGCCTCAAGAATAAATCAAACAAGTGCATTGGAAAATAGCGAAACATCTGCTGTTGGAAGAGCTCTTGCTTTTTGTGCATTTATTTCTGATGGAATTGCATCAGCTGAAGAAGTTTCTACTGCAATAGAGCAGCAAGACAAAAAGATCCAAACTGCAATAGCTGAATTAAATGCTGTTTCACACAAAGGATCTTATCAAGAGTGGATCTCCAAAAATAAAAACTTTTTGAGTGAACTGAAATCTAAAAATCCGATCACTTATCAAGGTTTCATGGAGCAATTCACAGCAACTAAAACCAATCTGATTAACAAAGGAGTTATTTAATATGTCAGATCAATTACAAGCAAAAGAAAGACCAGATCTTGGAGCTGCGTTTATTTCTACAAACAAAAAATCTCCAAGTTCTTACGACATGTCAGGCACAATAGTTGTCGATGGAGTGAAGCACAGATTTGGTGCTTATAAACAAAAAGCTTCTGGCAAAGGTAAGATGGCAGAAGGAACTGAGTTCTATACTTTTTACAGAGTGGAAAGACTTGAAGATGATGGAGCAACAGCTGCTGATACTTCATTCAATCCATCGGAGTTAGAAGCTTAATGAACCCAGACAAATTCAAATCTGTAGCTATCAACATTAAGACTTACCAAATGTTGGAACAGCTTTCACAGAAAAAGTTTGAGTTGCCGATCTCAATGTCAAAGACAGTTGAGTTCTTCATCCAAAAAGCACATGAGGATTTCGTATCTAATGCAAAGAAAAAATCTCAATAAAAGATTAGAGCAATTAGAACAATCCAGACAAGAGGATTATGGATCATTCAATCGCAATATGAAAAAAATTGCAGCTGCTTGGTCCATCCTCTTGGATGAATATTTGGTTAAAGATATTCCAGGCTGGATCATTCCTCTTTTGTACGCACAAGCAAAATTAATTAGAGCAACACATAAGTTCAAAGAAGATACTTACGATGATGCTTTAGCATATTTGGTCCAAGCACATGACATGCACAAAGAAAAATCAGAAGAGATTAATACCGATGAGTTACTTGGAGTGGAAACTAAACCAAGAGCTAAATCATCGGATAACTTTTGAAAAAGATGCTGAATTTAGAAATGAATATAAGGAGTATTTAAAAAATGAGTACCGATCAAAAGAAAAAATCAAAAATTTACAAAAGTAACATTATTCATTTTCCTAACTGTGAAAAAAATAGACAGCTTGATGAACATGAACAGCTGATTGCAAATCTTGCATTTTCTATTCAGCAAAAAATGGAGTGCAGCAATTTCGACAAGATGGAATTGATTAGTGAAGAGATCAGAATGTTATCGAATTATGGCGAAACAATAAAGTTCGCACCAGACATATCAGCAAGGATTATTTCAGTTCTTGCTAAACAATACTTAACAAACTCACTTATGGAGGATTTAATATGAGTAAAAAAAGAAGAAGCTATTGCTCCATGTCTAAAGAGCAATTCCTAAATCCAGCTACTGGAGCTTTTAAAAGATTAGACAATACAGCTTGGTACATAAAGAAGAGAGATGACAAGCCTTGTTATTTCTTAAACATGAATACCAAGTTCCAACAAATGCCAGATGCTTGCTTTGAAGCAACAGCAGCAGCATCTCCAGCGATTGATGTTGAAGTGATCAAAAAAGATATAGCAAAATTTATGGAGGTTAAAGATGTCCAGAGTTAAGACTGATGAAACCAAACATTTTGCTGAGATGCTTGGAGCTAACATTAAATTTTTGAGATTGAACCAACCACAGTTTATGCCTCAGAAAGTTCCAGCAGCTCATCTTGGTATTACATATCAACAGCTTGAAAAATATGAGAATGGAAAAAATTTACCATGTGCTTTTAGAATAAAACAACTGGCAGATTTTTATAAAGTTACACCAAATGACATTCTTAATCCTAGCTACATTCATGAGAATACAAAAAATTATGAAGTATTAGATAGAGGATTTGATGCAGAGGAGGTGGTCCTTGGCGATATATAAATCAGATTTTTTTCATATTGATATTGAAAAACAAGAATATCCAGATGCTGATTGTAAATACATGATTAGCTTATGGCATGAGCCTAAAACAACTGGAAGCAGAGAACTCATAGCAATTGGTCTTACAGATAATATGCCAATTATGCAGAGCACCAGGAACAAAGGAAATGTAGTTGAAAGTGTAACAAGACCACATGACCTTGAAATACCTACAGGTGCTGATGAGTAAAATAATTAAAACAACAACAGGAGAAGCAGCTTTCGTTCTTGAAGAAGTTTTTGAAACAGAGGCAAAAGCAACTGAAGGAACAGAGCCTCTTCTCCAGGAGGTTAAAGAATTGAATATTAAAATTGAAAATACAAAGTGGAGGAAACAAGATGATTAAAGTTCCTTATAATTTACCTACTGATAGTAAAGTTCAGAGACTTAAAAGAAGATACCAAGGATTATCAAGAGTAGCAGCTGCAATTAATGATCTATATATTTATGGAGTATATCCATCTAACTTTCCAAATTTATCATCAGTATTGGAACAAGCTAAAGATCATTGCAAACAGATAATAAAAGAAACAAAAGCAGAAATAGCTTTTATTGAAAATCCTAATGGAATGTATGACTTAGTTATGGATGAAGTTTTGGAGGATGCTGATGCAGACAAAAGCAATCAAGAACAAAATTAAAGAAAAAATAGTCTTAGATAAAACTAATCAAAATATAATTGCTGCTTTAAATGCAAAGATAGAAAAGCTGGAAACAGAATTATCTGAAATTAAAAATATAGAAAAGCAACATGCCTATATGAATGGCTTGATGCACAAAGAAATAGATAAATACAAACAAGAAATATTTACTTTAAAAAAAGAGAACTCAATATTTAAGGAAAATTTACAAGCAGAATTACTGCGAAAGTCGAAGTGATGCCAATAGCTTATT